TACCCCCTTTTCTTTTTCTTCTTCTTTTTACTCTTCATAATAGCCTTTTGCAAAGCCATAGGTAATTTTTTTTGTTTTTTAGTTAACTTCATATTTACCTCTAATGTAAAATATAGTTATGAACTGCAACAGTTATAATTACAATTATAAGAGCCTGAACCCACCATTTTAAACTTAAAAATGAGTCCCACCATTTTTCTATGTTATCTTTCATTTCGCCACTCCTTTCGTTTTCTCAAAAGTTCTCAATGCACCCATGCCAAGTAAAGACATAACAAGAGGCATAAGAGTCCCCATATCTAGTTGGGGAATGTTTAGCACTTCATATTGGAATAGACCACAAATAAATAAAATAAATTTACTTAAAACAAACTCCCAAAAAATTGCTAAAGCACAACTGAAACCAATTAATGGTCTCCATGCTCTTTGTAAAAAACCACTAATACCACCAGCAGTAGATTTAGCATCAGCTAAATTTATATCCATTTGTTTTAATTTAATTTGATTTTCAAGTTCAATCAGTTTTGCTTTTGCTTGTTGTTTTTCTTCTTCGCTTACATGAAGATCATCAACAATTTTTCCAACACTATCAACTAATCCACCAGATAATAATTTTCCTAATACCATTATAGTCTCCCCTCATCTTTTAGATATTTACTTACTTTCAACATTTTACTTCTAAGATCGTTGTCCTTGTACTTTTTTCTTGTTTCAAGAATATATTGTTTTTCTTCATAAGTCGTTATTCTTTTCTTATGTTTTCTCAGGTCAACTCTCTCATTTTCTTTGCCAATCTCTCGGCTCTTGCTGGTGTGTGTTTCTTTGCCCATAAACTATCTAACATTTCGTTTGATGCACCAGCATAATCTTTTTTTGTTAATGCTTCAAACATCTTCTTAAATTTCATAACCTTAGGTTTTCCAAGTTGAAAACACATATGAATAATTATCTCTACACACTCATAACTAACATCTAAGTCTTTACAAAGATCAACTGCATCTTGATATGCAATCTGAAAATCATACTCAAAAACTTTTTCTAATTCTTTATGTGAATACTTTACACCCTCTTTAAATTTATCTCTTGGTAAAACTAAATGACCATAACCTATCGTAGCAAAGCCAAGATGGTCTCTATACATGGTATCTCTATAACCCTCTTCTTCTTTGATATGTTCTTTGACTTCTTCTAAATTCATCTTACTCCTTTAGTTAAACATTCTTAATATCCATGCAAGGAACTGAGTCAAAACCATAAAACCGATAGACCACAAAACATATGTCAAAGTATTTATTTTTTTCTCAAGATGATTGAGGTCATTATTCTCTATCTTTTCTATCTTGTTATAAATATCTAAAAGATGTTCTTTTGTAGTCTTAGGTGTTAGTTTGTTCATATTCTTTTATACATTTCATCATTAAGCCAATTTCTTTCTCTATCAAATCTTGATCTATACTTTTAATTATATCATCAATAAAAATATCGCAAGTTTTTAAATCCTCAAACTGAACAGGGAACTTACCACCATAAACACAAAAAGGATTAATAGATATATTCAACAAACAAATAACAGTATGAACAAACCACATTAACCTTGTCTATTGTATTTTTTCCAAGATTTTAATTTATGTTTGTTTTTTGGCTTAGACCTTGTAGAATTGCCTATACTTGTTCTTTTCTTTACTTTGTCAAAGATAGATTTACCTGTATCTGGTCTTTTAACCATTCATTTGACTTAGAGGGTTTTCTAATGCAAGTTTTATTCTTTTCTCTATTTTTTCTTCTAATTCATTCATGGATTTTTCCAACTTATCCGACAATAGTTCCATGCGTTCCTCAATGTCCCTTATGGTATATTTTAAATCTTCACTATTTTGTCTTTGATCTTCCTTAATCATTTGCTCTACATCATTAACTATTCTTTCAATTCTTCTTACATCTTGTCGTAGATCGTTCTTAAGTTCGTTGGCTACATCAGAAACAAGCTGTACTTCTTGGATTATCATTGAAATTTCTTGCTGTAGAACATCAGACTTTTGTGTAACTAATTCTAATCTTTTATCAAAACCTGATAAATCTGGTGCTGAATAACTTTGTATTTTATCTTTCATATCAAGATAATCTTTGTAAAACTCAAAGCCACCCCACGCACCACCAATCAAAGTAGTAAGAGCAGTAATAATGACTACTATTTTACCACCTTTAAATTTTACACCAGCAAATTCTAGTTCTGCCATTGACTCTCTATCATTTCATTCATTAATCCATTACTTCCTACAAACAAGAAGTAACTAGCTAAATCATTATCATTTATAATCGCATCAGGTAAAGTTTTATCTGTAAAAAACCCTACTGTGTCTTGCAGTTGTTTTTGGCTATCAAAAAATGTTTTGCTGTTTCCTAAGACTTGCATAACAATTAAAGTTTTTGTTTGATTTGCTGAGTCATACTTTCCTTTATCTCCCATTTTTTTGACAATCTTTTTTGCAATCCTATCTTTTTTTTGTTCCTTTGTTTCTACCTTATTGTCTTGATCTTTATTTTCCTTTTCTTCCATATCGCTTGGTTTTTCCTCATTCTCCTCAACCTCAGAAATGCTTTCTTTGTTCTCTGTCTCTTCCTGTGTATCGTTATCAGTATCGTTAGAAGTTTCTTCAACAGGTTCATCTTGCACCTCTTCTATGTCTGGGGTTTCTTCTACAGCTTCAGGCATTTCAAGTTCTGCTTCAATCTCCATCTCAATCTCGGCAACCTCAACCTCTATTTCAGCTATTTCAATTTCTTGTATCTCTATTTCTACACTCTCGTATGTTGGCTCATCAATAGTTATTGGTTCAAATGTTATACCATTATCTGTTTGAATTGGCTCATTAGTTTCAAAAATATCTTCTACTACATTAATTATTTCTTCAGGTGCATCAATATTTAATGCAACAAACATTTCTACTGAAGTTATTTGTTGGCTGATAATGGTGCTGATAGTGTTATACAAAATGTTAATTGAGACATCGTCAAACAAAGGTCCAACTGCAAGATTTATATCTCTACCCCCAACTTCAATAATAATTGATGTTAGTGAGCCACCAAAATCAAAACTACTTTCATATGTTTGATACCCTGATGCAGTTCCACTAGCACTTAAAATATCTGTTCCTGAAAAAACATTTGTTTGTCCATCTTTACCTGTAATGTGCATATAGATTGAGTCTTGAGCATCTTGCTTATCAACCTCAATAGAATATTTTACTTCTCCACCATACTTTGTATTTATTTCAGAAACATTTACAGTTTGAATAAAAGTTGTTCCCATTCCTGAAACTCCCATTGTAGAAGTTGAATTACCTGACCCTGTTATTTCAGCACATTTATCTGTTCCAAGATTATTACAATAAGAACCTGATCGCATTGATGCTGGACCTTGACCACCCCAATCAATATCCATATCTCCCTCTTTTGAAGAAGCTACAAAATCATTATTTCCATCAAGTAAGTCCCCTGAATCCTCGTTTGTTACTGTAGTTGTTTGTATTGTTGTTTCAGTAGTTGTTGTGGTTAATATACCATCAGATTGAAACTCAATCTCTTCCGTAATTACTTCATCTAATATTATTTCTTCAACTACAGGGTCGCATAATCCAACAGTAGTTGTAGAGCAATCTACTGCTTTACTAGAAAAGGATAGGCAAACCAATATACATAGCCATACCCATAATAACAAATTTTTCAAAATCATTTATGTCTCTTATAGTTGCTTCTTTTTCTTTGACTACTTCTTTTTCTTTTAATAATCTTTCTTTGATTTTACTTCCATCAGGTATAAGCTCAGGATTTGCCAACCAAAATTCTTTTGCTTCATTCCCAATCTTCCCTGAGTCGGCTGGTGGCGGTGTCCCAGCCATAATCATTGCGTCAAATACACGAGGGTCTTGCGTTAATAGACTTACGGCCGCAACTTTCATACCCATAGCATATAGTTGCCTTGATAATTTTATTCTTTCACAGTTCTCATCTCTTATTGTCAAACCTTGAGCAATACCAAATATTTGAGTCTGAACAGCAGTTGAGCTACCTGTCTTGCAAATATCAGAATTATTAACAACAACTGATGGTGCGTTAGCTGTACTTGGTGTTGATGTAACTACAGTTGAGGAAACAGTAGAGTTTGTATCTGCATATGAATAATTAGATATTACTAGGATAGTAAAAAAAACAAGAAATAGAATATTTTTCATTCCCCACAATTACACTCTTGTTCTTTAAAATTACAATCGCAAGGTTTCTTCATGCACTTGTACCTATTCTAAAAGCACTAAAATAACTTCCATATTGAAAAGCTCGTGGATTGCTACTTGTGTCATTTACTTGTGCATAGACTTCATAGTAATCAGTCGTATTAGCAGTATCACAAATATTGTGTGTTATTGGTGCTTGTCTTGGATAATTATCTACAAAATTAAAAGTAACCCCATCACCTTGATGACTAATTCCACTTCCATTTTTAAATAAATAAATTTTATGTGCATATAAATTTGCTGTAGCTTGTGAATCTCCAACTACACAAATTTGAAATTGATAAATTCCAGCAACGCCAGGGGTAAAACGAGCATTAGATGTATCGTATGTTCCAGTAGTAGCAAATGAAGTTTGATTAAATTCAACTTTAGCACTTACATTATCAGATAAATTTTGATGTGATGACATAGTTGCATAGAAACATGGAGTATTAACTTCTCCAGCACCTGTAATCGTACCTGTAAATGCAAAATTATCTGCTAAATTAATTCCTCTTGATCTAGTTTTAATTAATGCCATAAATTACTCTTTCGGATATTTGTCTTTAATTGGTTTTATGTGATCTGTTTTCCATTTAGTTATACCATTATGATAGATATAATCTAATTGTTCTTGCCAAGATAAATATTCTTCTTTTCTATTTTCGTCTGCTTTTGCATTGTTTTCTAGTTTTGTTGCTTCAGTTTCTAATGCGTTTAATTGCTCTAAAGTTGGTTTAGCTTTTCCTAAACTTTCCTCATTCCAATGTGTAATCGTAATAGTTCCATTATCATCTTCAAAACTTACTTCTTCTCTTAATTTGAAATCTTTTTCTAAATATGCTCTAATTTTATAATAAATACTCATGCTAATTTAAATCCTTGAAAAAAAGTAAATCTGCTATTTTCAGCTAATGTTTTATCGCTTCCAGCATTTTGAAAAGCTCTAACTCTAAAATAATCGCCAACACTCGCATTAACTAAAACACTCACACTTACAGTATTTTCATGGTCATGATAATGTCTTGCTTCTGCTATAGATCCAGTGTTTTGGTGGATTTGTACTTCAAACATATTAAAGTCCGCACTTGAAACAGATTTTATTTGTGCTTGAAAAAAATAAACTCCTGCTTTCCCTGATGGCACAGTAAACCGCCCTGTTGATGGATCGTATGCACTATCTGAATCAAAAATTTCATTATCCATTGTAACATAAACTTCCGCACCTGTTCCTAAAGTTGGTGAGCTAGATAAACTTGCTCTAAAATTAGGTGTGTTTGTACCCCCAGCATCTCCAAAAGAAAGTTGACCAATACCTGTTGTTCCTGAACCACTTACACTTGCTACTTTTAAAAATTTATCAGCAGTGACATTTCCTGTTGGTAAAATTAATTCATACGATTGGCCAGAACTATGTGCCGGACTAGAAATTTTTACACCATGTGAGTTCTGCGAGCAGTTGAGCTGTATAGTTCCATTTTCAGAACTACCATCTCCTTTTACAGTAAGACCAGCACTAGAACTTTCACTAATTAAATTAAGTTTATTTTTTGTGATTGCACTATCAACAACAGTAGTTGCTGTTCCTACATCATTTACATTTCCTAATACTAAAATAAAATCTATGACATCAGAACTTGTTAATGCACTAGCAAAAGTAATTGTTGAACCTGAAACAGTAAATGAACTCACAGGTGCTTGTATCGTTCCATTGAGAGATACGATCATGTGATTTGCACTTTGAGGTTCAAAGTTTACAGAATTTCTTTGCATAGTATAACTAGCAGTTGCACTTGTTGTTATGCTATCAAGTAAAACAAAATCGCCTGATGTTGGTGTTGTTCCTATATATGCCATTATGGTTTACTCCATACTGAATGAGTTAAATTACCATTATTATCTCTAGCAAGTAGTTCATCATATTTATCTGCTGAATAATCTTGTGGTATATCTCTCATTGTTTTTCTAAATGCTTTCATATTATCAGATAAAGTATTATCTGAGAGAGCTAAATAATCTGTTTCGTTAAGTTTCTCATTTCTTAAATCTCTTATTTGTTTAATTTGTCTATTAGGTTTATCATCAGCAAATTCTTTTTGTCTTGCATCAAAGAACGATTGTTCTTCTGCTGTCATGTCTCTAATTACTCCATTGACTATTGTTTTACCCATCTAAACACCTGTTCCTGAAATTCCATAAATAGTGACATCATGATATTTAATACTTCCAGATGCATAATATAAATATATTCCTGTAGCTACAGTATTATTTTTATATCTTGATGCCGCTAATTGAGAATAAAAATAATTATCACTTCCATATAAAGTAGACCTAGTTGATAAATGGGCACGACTTGTTGAAGTTAATCTTGGATCATATACAATAGTTTCAAAAGCAATAGGCGAAGTTGTGCTACTATCGTCTCCATTCATAGAAATTTGAGCACCTGTTGTTGAGCCAAAGTTTCCTGTACTAAAACTACCATCAGACGAAGAGTTTACTCTAAAACCACCAACAACACCATTATAGCCATCAGAATACAAAGCACCCCCTGAAGCATCTCTTAAATAATAATACATACCACCATTGGCTGTGCCTTGCATAAAACCTGTTATGTAGTAAATTGAGTATGAAGATGTAAAAATATTATCAAAAGTAATATTGTTTACTTGGCTTGTGCTTCTAGAATGTGCAACTTGAACATGAGTTCCACCACCTAAATATTGCTTTTCTACATATTTAAGATTATTACTATCACTTGCGTCTGAAACTAAAAATTTATCTGTATCGGCTAGTGATGTTAAAGCACTAAAACCTGTTATAGCAGTATTATCAATATGTTCTTCACTTATGCTATCGTCAGCTATTTTATCAGCATTAATAATGTCATTTGTAATATCACTTGCTGTTAAAGGAACT